TCGTTCTGAACATGCACGAGGAATTTATTTTACACCTCTGTACGATAAGACTTCTGATTTTCTCAGAAAAGAATGCAAGTTCGAAGATATGAAAAAGACTTTTGATAGCAGCACCGAAGCATTGGTCAAAATCTGGAAAGAAAAACATGCAAGAGGACGAATCGGTTTTCTGAAGAAGAAAGAAAAAGTGTCAGATGAAACCTTATTTTATGATGACCTCATTTACATGACTTGGGAAGAAACAAAAGATAAGTACCTGAATCAAGTAGGACGATAGTGTTGTATTTTTACAACAGTGTTGACAAAGCATTCTGAACTGTGTAGAATCGTTTCATAACGTGAGGAAACGAAATGCAATTCACCCAAGAATCTAAATCTCAACTAGCCAAGCTTATGGCTAGTGAGAACATCCGAGTCGAACATCAAAAGATTCAAACGGCTATGTTCGATTTGAAGAATCGCACACTCTACTGCCCTATCTGGGAAAATATGTCTGGTGAACTTTATGATCTTCTTCTAGGTCACGAAGTCGGTCATGCATTAGAAACTCCAGAAGAGGGCTGGCATAATGCAGTCATGGGAACTGGCAAGTTCAATAAAAACTTCAAGCACTTTTTGAATGTGGTTGAAGATTCTCGTATCGAGAAAAAAATCAAGCGGCGCTACCCTGGTCTTCGCCCTTCCTTTGTTAAGGCTTATCAAAGCTTGATCGATAAGGATTTTTTTGGCATTAAAGATCGAAAGATTGATGATATGCCTTTCATTGATCGATTGAATTTGTACACCAAAGCTGGTGTTAATCAAGGTATTACCTTTACTGATGAAGAGCAAATTCTCGTTTCTCAGGTCGAATCTTGTGAAACTTGGGAAGATGTTGTTCGTGTAACTGGTGCCATCTATGATTACTCGAAGGAAGAACAAAAAGAATTGATGCAGGAGCAGATGAAGAAAATCTCCTCTTCGTTCGAAGATATGGATGATTCTGACTTCGGTGATGATTTTGATTTTGATGATTATGGTGATGAGGAAGAAGATGAGTCGGAGGAAAGTTCCGATATCTCTAACAAGTCTCGCAAGTCCGATGATGGTGATGGAGAAGAATCGACCGAGAATGATGAATATATTCTAAATCGATTCAAAGAATCGTCACCTTTTTCTGGCGAGCGCAACTTCGAACCCGTTTGTGTTACAGATGAAGCTTTTCGCAATAATGAATCAAAGTTGCTTTCGAAAGAAAGTCGCGACTATGTTTATGTTGATATTCCTAAACCAATTCTAAACAAAATCGTTACTCCATATAAGCGTGTCCATGAGTTGATGAATGCATGTTGGACTCATGAAGAAATTCAACAGAAAATTTCTGAGTATTATACCGAGTTTAAGAATAAAAATGACCGTTACATTAGTTTGTTAGCCAAAGAATTTGAGATGCGTAAATCTGCATCGAAGTTCTCCAAACAGAAAATTTCTGAGACTGGCGATATCGATGTAAATCGTATCTACAAATATCAAATTGAAGATAATCTTTTCCGTAAACTTACAAAAGTTCCAAAAGGTAAGTCTCATGGTATCGTTATCATGTTTGATCGGTCAGGATCGATGATCAACTGTATGAAACATGCACTTGAGCAAGTTCTAATTTTGACCGCATTCTGTCGCAAAGTTAATATTCCTTTTGTGGTGTACGGTTTCGGAAATAATGTTGCTTGTCGTAATGTTGATTTTCCGAATGAGGGTATGGGTTTGAACGGATTTTCTTCCAACGATAAAGAATTGTATTTGACTCATGTTTACTTGCGAGAGTATTTGAATTCAAATATGAAAGCTTCCGAATACACTCGCTGTATGAAGAATGTTCTTGCGCTATCGAACTCTTATGGTGGTCGTTACTCGCGAACTATTTTTCGCCCCTATTCTGAAGAATTGTCCAATACTCCTTTGATTGAAGCAATGGTTGCTCTCGAACCTTTGACTAATGATTTTCGTAAGATGAACAATCTGGATATTGTAAATACAATTCTGATTCATGATGGCGATGCCGATAATATTCACTGTTACAATCTAGATAAGCATTATAAAATTTTTAATTCTGAAAAACAAAATGTTGTTTTGACTGATAAGAAAAATAAACTTCAATTCGATGTTGTAGGTGATAAACTTTTCGAATCTGTTTTGAGTTGGTACTCCAAAGTTACTGATTCAAAAATTATCGGTTTCTATATTACTGGCAATCAACATGAAACCCGTGAAGCGATTTTTCGGCGTTATCATGATGAAAACGGAAAACATATTCAAGAATTGTTTGAAAATCGTTTCTTTGAAATTAAAGAAAAATGCAAAGAGTTGCAAAAAATTGTTCGTGAGAATAAACATCTTGAATCGAACAATAAAGGCTACTCAAAATTCTATTTCGTTCCTGGTGATTCGAATCTTGCTGCTGAAGATTATGAATTGGATATTCAAGAGGGTGCCAAAACTAGCCAAATCAAAAAAGCTTTTCTGAAGGCTAATGTTAAAAAGCAAATTAGCCGAGTGTTCGTTAACAAATTCATTCAGCAAATCGCTGTATGATTTTTACAACAGTCTGGAAGGTCGCTTGACAGGACCTTCCAGGCATCATATAATGATCATATCTTCTGAGGAGTTTCTATATCATGAGTTCACGTGCTAATAAGCGCCAAATGGTTCTCGATCTTCTGTCTGCTTCTGGTAAAACCATTCTGAGTCGGCAAGATATTGCTTCGATTTGCTCAGAAAATTCTATTGCATTTCCTCACTGGTTCACCAATGATGATTCGAATCGAGTGAGTCGCGGTATGTTCCGTGTTCCTTCTTCTGCTATCGTTGAGATGGCTTCGACCGCTCAGGTAATTCCCATGAGTAAAAATACACAATCGGGTAATCGTATCTCTAGTGTTACTACCGATCTTGAAACTGAAGATTTGGTACCAAAAGTATACGATAACTATGTTCCTTTTGGTAACTTCAATGATTTGGTTTCTATCTTTAAGAGCAACCAATTCTTTCCTGTCTTTATTTCTGGACATTCCGGTAACGGCAAAACAATGTCCGTCGAACAAGCTTGCGCTAAAACCAAACGTAAGTTTGTGTGTGTATCGATGACTCCCGATACCGATGAGTCCGATCTTCTCGGTAACTATGTTCTAATCAACGGTCAAATGGAATGGCGTGATGGTCCCGTGACTGTTGCTGCTCGTCAAGGTGCTGTTCTTTGTATCGATGAAATTGACTACGGTGCTCAGAATCTCTCCTGCTTGCAACGGGTACTTGAAGGTAAACCCTTTCTTTTGAAGAAAAAGAATGAACTTGTTCGCCCTGCTGAAGGCTTCACTATCGTAGCCACTGCAAACACCAAAGGTAAAGGCAGTGAAGACGGTCGATATATGTTCACCAATGTTCTAAACGAAGCATTCTTGGAACGTTTTCTGAACACCTACGAACAAGAATTTCCTCCTGTCAAGGTCGAACAAAAAATTATCAAGAAGGAACTTGAATCATTCGGTCGTAAAGATGATGATTTTGGTGATCTTCTTGTTAACTGGGCTGATGTTATTCGCCAGACCTTCAAGGAAGGTGGTGTTGATGAGATTATTTCGACCCGTCGCCTAGTTCATATCTGCCGTACCTACTCTGTTCACGGCGATAAAGCTAAGTCTATCGAATTGTGCTTGAATCGATTTGATGATGATACTAAGGCTGCGTTTCTTGATCTTTACAATAAGCTTCAAAAGCCTGAAGTTGTTCAACCATCGGTAGAAAAAACTGACGAGGTTCCTTTCTGATAACTGTACCTGAGAACCTATTGACAAGGTTCTCAGGTTTTGTTATTATTTGTCCTAGAGCACTGCTCTTTTTAACTTAACTATGGAGATAATTTGATGACTAAAATGTCTGCTAAACAAAAAATGCTAAATGCCCTTACTAAAGCTGAAGGGTTTAATACTTTTACTGTAGCTTCTGCTCGTAATCGTTTTGGTGTTACGAACGTTTCAGCCCGTATTCACGAACTTCGTGAAGAAGGATATCCTATCTATACCAACCGCAAAACTCTTGCTGATGGTCGTAAGATTTCCTTCTATCGTATGGGCAAGCCTAGCAAAGAAGTTGTTGCTGCTGGTTACCGTTCTCTTCGTGAGAAGAATGTTCGCACATTCGCCTAATACCTAACTAATCCTTGATAAGGAGGCGATATATAATAGTATCGCTTCCTTATTTTTTATGGTGAATTATGGAAATTAAAGTAAAAATTGATGACTTGAAAAAAAGCAAACTGTTTATTGCAACACCCATGTATGG